GGACCACATCGGCTTGCCGTCGACGCGATAGGTGATGCGGAACGCCATTTCGTCGGTGAGGAACGCGACGTGCATCGAGGTCGCGGCCTGCACGCCGCCCTTGTCGACGATGGTGTATTGCGAGAGGTCGGCGAGCACGATGTCGCCCGGCGTTCCCGTGAAGTTGGAATATTCGGTCGCCACCACCGGGCGGCCGTAGAGCGAGGCGTAGGGCGCGCTGGAGAGGCCTCCCGGCGGCAGATAGACGAGCTGGCCTCCGGTGCCGACGGCCTGGTTGAGCTGGTTGAGCTGCGGCTCGACGAGCTGGTTGATGAACCAGACCGCGTTCTTGCGGCTGCGGCCCCAGCAGCGCGACCACATCGCGTCGATGTTCTCTTTGACGATCGTCTGCGTCGCCTGGCCGGTCTGCTTGGCGACGCTGATCAGCGCGGGGCTGTTCATGAACCCGAGCGGCAGGCCCGCGCCCGAGCCTTCGAAGATCGCGTCCTCGGTCATGAACATGATTTCTTCCGAGAACGCCTGGCCGAGCACCGCCATCAGCGCGGTGGAATCGGCGAGCAGCTCGTCGGTGATGTAGGCGATCGAGAACAGCTTGTGCAGGTCGAACTCGACGCGGCGGAACTTCGGCTTGGTCTTGGTGACCGTGTCGCCCTCGTTGACCCAATAGGACTGGACGCCGCCCCAGCGCGACCCGGTGGCGCGGCTGGTTTCGTCGACCGCGTTGATCTTCAGGCCGTTGGCATCGGCGCTGATCGGGATCTTGTTCACGCGCCCGAGCAGCTCGCCCATGTCGTGGGCGAGCATGAAGATCGCGGCCTGAAAGTCGGTCTGGACGAGGAAGCCGCCGCCGGTCGGATCGACTTCGCCGGCGCCGGTGGGGGCGCGGACCAGGCGCGCATCGAGCTGCTGGTTGCCGGCCTTCCCCGTCAGCGCGGCGCGGGCGATCGCCTGCAGCTGCTCGCCGAAGCTGCGGAAATGCTTGTCGGCCTGCGGCTTGAAGCCGATCGCCGACCGGGCCGAGCGCACCGCGTTCGACCATTGGCGCGCGATGTCGGGGCTGTAGGACGCGGCCGACAGCAATTCGCCGCGCATGCCGAAGTTGCGCGAGCCCGGCGCGAATTCGGTCTGATCGTCGGCCTCGCCGGCGGGATCGTAGCCGCGGCCGGCCTCGAGGTTGACCGGGCGGGCGAGCGCGGCGCTGCGCTTGCGCGCGCTCTCGGCGCGGGCGATCTGCCCCTCGACGTCGACGATCTCCGCCTCCTTGGCGGCGAACAGCTTGGCGTCGGCGAGCACGGCTTCGGTGTTGAGTTCGTCCGTCAGCGCGCCCAGACGGCGCCTGAGATCAGCCAATTTTTCCATTTTATCCAGGCTCCATCGTTGCGGCGCTTCACAGCGCGGCGGGGAGGCGCACGTCGTCCGACGTTCGCGGTCGTCTTGCCGAAGGACGAGTGAGGCCATCCGGCTAGGCCGGAATTTCAGAAAAGAAGTTTCGGGGGCTCGCCCCGGACGCCCGTCGTGTCGCTTTTTTCGACATCCGAGGAGGGAGCAAAACAAGACATGGCCGAGCGCTATTCGCTATTCGCCACTCGCCGCTTCAGAGCCGCCGCCTTCCGCGCCCGCAACGCCCGCGCATCCGACTCGCCGTCCTGCGTATCGTCGCCCTCGCCGGTTCCGGTTTCGGGGTCGGCGTCGGACTCGGGGTCGAGCACGTCCTCGAGCGACTTGTGCGCCGCCGTCACATGGGCGTGCGCGGCGCGGAGGCAGCGTTCGGTTTCGGCGGAGAGGCGCTTGCCGGCGCGGGCGAGCCCGAGGCCCCGCAGCGCGCGGGACACCGCCGCCTCGACGAGCGAAGCGGTGCGTTCGTCCTGCGTTCCGTCGATGTTCTCCTGGGTCTCCTCCGCCGCCATCGCGGCGCAGATGCGGTGGCCCTCGTCGAGCCAGGCGCCCATCCGGTCCGGGATCAGTGAGCCGTCGCCCTCGGCCGCGGCTTCCGCGCAGACCTGGGCGTGGACGTAGCGGCAGTGCTCGAGCGCGTCGCACATCGCGGCGACATGGTAGAGGCCGCGTTGGCGGAGGGAGCTAATGGCGAGTGGCGAATAGCGAGTGGCCTCTTCCATTCGCAATTCGCCACTCGCTACTCGCGCGCCGGCGGCGCCTTCGGCGTCGCTTCCGACTGCCGACTGCCCACTGCCCGCTCGGCATGCGGGCTTCCCTTCGGATGGTTTCGAGCTCGTCGCGGGGGACGGCGGACCGTTCGTCGTCGAGCATCCGCGCGGCCCATTCCGACAGCGGCTTCGTGTCGATCCCCGCGGCGCGGGCGGTGACCAGCGCGGTCGGCAGCGCCGGCACCGGGACGGCGGAAATCTCGAGCAGCTCCTGGCGCAGGAAGTCGATGCCGTAGGGCCGGCTCTTGTCGCTCGAGTGCTTCCATTCCAGCGGCAGCCAGGAGACGCTGGTCGCGTTGAGAAAGCCGCCCTTGAACAGGCGGAAGATCGTGTCGGCGAACGGATAGGTCGCCTCGTCGGCGAATTCGACCGTGCCGACCAGCTGCGTTCCGCTCTTGGCGATCCGCGTGACACGGCCGACTGGCGGCGAGCGGTCGTCGTGCCCAAAAAGGAACACCGGGTTCGCCTGGAAGCTGGTGAGCTCCCAGCCCCGGGTCGCGATGGTGTGGCCGTCGCGGGCGACGCTCTCGTCGGAGAAGACGAAGCCGATCGAGCGGCCCTTGCCGCCCGCCGCGATCGCGCCCGACGTGCGCAGCGTCGGGGTCGCCTCGATCCCGCTCGCATCGGCGACCAGGCGCGCGAATTCGTGCGGCGTGAGGATGGCGGATTTCATGCGACCCTTTTTCCCACTGCCGACTGCCGACCGCCGACTGCCGATCGCCTCTCGGCTTTCAGCCGTTCGATCAGAAACAGCGATTCGACGACGGCGCGCGCAATCGTTCGCTGCAGCCATTGGCCGACGGGCGTCAGGACCGGGAAGCCCGTAAACCGCGCCGGCTGCATGTGGACGTAGCCGCCGTTCACATAGACCAGATGGCGGCAGACACACCCGTCGAACAATCGCGCGCCATTCGGGTGCACGTAGAGTTTCGAGACGGTCATTCGAGCCTCGTCGCCGTCATTTCGATCCCTTCGCCGGCGGCGACGGAGCGACGCTCTCGTCGGCCGAGCCGCTCTCCGGCCGTCCGCCGCCGTCGGCGCCGGTTCCGGAGCTCTGCGAGCCCATCACGCTCATGTTGGCGGGCTCGAGCAGGTCGTCGCCATTGGGCTTGGGATCGCGGCCGTCGTCGATCCGCGCCTCGTTGGGCGTGAGGAATCCGCCCATCACGCCGCGGGCGTAATTGTTGTAGCGGCTGGTCTGGTCGGCGCGGCTGAGCTGCGTCAGGTCGTAATCGACGAACAGGCCCTGTTTCCGCAGATCGAAGTCGACGTCGAACTTCCACGCCCAGCGGCGGGTGTAGCCGCTCATCGTCAGGTTGATGTATTCCTGCGCGAGCTGGGTGATGTTGTTGTTGGTCGAGCGCGCGAGATCCCCGATCATGTGCGCCGGGATCCGGAAGATGCGCGTCACCTCCTGGATCTGCAGGTTGCGCGCCTGGATGAACTGCGCGGTGACCGCGTCGAGCGTCGTCGCCTGGTATTTCAGGCCCTGCTCGAGCACCACGATCTTGCCGGCGTTCTGCAGCCCGCTCTTGGCGTCGCGCCAGTCCTGCGCCATCCGCTTGGCGGCCTCGGGCGTCAGCTTGGCGTCGGTGGTCAGGACGCCGCTCAGCGCCGCGCCGTTGCCGAGATAGCCGGCCGCCTGGCGCTCGTAGCCGAGCGTCAGGCCGATCGCCTCCTTGGCGAGCGTGATGCGGCTCGCGCCGAGCAGGCCGCCGAGCGAGAAGCCGCGGACGTGCAGCATGTCCTCGGCGGGAATCAGGAACGGGACGCCGCGCAGCTCCGCCATCAGGTGCAGGCCGGTCGGCGTGACGCGATAGAAGAGGCCGCCGTCCGGCGCCTCCCACAGCGCGACCCAATCGGCGTTGACCGGGATCAGCCGCTTCACCGCGGCGCGGCCGTCGCGGATCTTCACGGCATAGGCGTTGCCCCTGAGGATCAGGGAAAGCTGCATCATCTCGGCGAATTCGAAATAGTTCTGCCAGTCGTTCGGCGTATAGAGCAGCGCATAGAGCTCGTGGTCGGTGGCGACCGTGCGCGAGCCGTCCTTGTTGCGGCGATAGACCGTCGGGTCGAGCTTGGCGAAATCCTCGCACAGCATGGTGACCGCGGCGAGCACCGTCGTCGCCGTCAGCGCGGTCGCCTGGTTGACATCGACGCCGGAGCTCGCCCGGGCGGTGAAGAACCCGGGGCTCCAGCCGGAGTCTTCGTTGCGTTTCGGCTGGGCCTCCAGCGTGCGGCCGCCGCGGGCGACGGCGGTCATCAGGCCCATCGGTCGGCTCAGCGCGAGAGTTTATAGGCGAGCGCGAACGATCCGGCGCCGACCACGACCAGCGCGAGGCCCCAATGGATCGCCGCCGCGCCGCCGAGCGTCAGGACGAGGCCGGCGGCGCCGAGGAGGTCGCGCAGGTCGACCCGGACGTGGAACGGATCGCGCGGCGGCGGAACGTCGTCGGTCATTTCGTCTCCGGCAGCAGTTGCGTCGTGCGGGTCCGGTCCTCCGCGATCGTCACGACGGCGCGCAGGCGGCCGTCGGTCGTTTCGGGGACGTCGGGGCCGAACAGCGCGAGAACGAGAACCAGTTCGTCGCGCGCCGCGTCGTAGTGCACGCCGACGATTTCCACGCGAATTCCCGGCAGCAGAATGTCGGCCAACACCGCGCCCGCGATGCGCAGGTCGCCCCTGTGGGTGATTTCGGTCATTCGCCACTCACCATTCGCCATTCGCGACTCGCCCTACCCAAACACCGCCAGCCCCCGGTCCGCCGTATAGACCGAGGCCTCGATCTCCGGGTTCAGCGACATCAGCGCGACCGCGTCGAAGAGCGCCATCAGCGGGTCGATCTTGCCGGTGGCGATCTGTTTGGTGATCATCACCGCGTTGCCCTTGACTTCCGTCTTGGCGTTGCCGACGCACCAGGCCATCATCGGCTGGGCGCCGTGCAGCAGGGTGCCGTCGGCGAGCTTGCGTTCGGCCGTCTTGATCGACCCCATCAGCTTGTAGCCCTGGCTCACCGCGTGGACGCGGGTGACCTGTCCCTCGGTCTCCGGATAGATGCCGGACGCGGCGAGCGCGTCGACGATCATGCCGACGCCGGCGGGATCGATGCCGACGCCGGCGAGCAGGCCTGCGTCGTCGACCGTCTCGCAGAGCGCGACGACGCCGGCGATGTCGGGCGGAAACTCGACGGAGTCGGCGGCGATCGGAGGGTTCGCCGCCGGCGGCGGGACGTCGTCCTCCGGCGCGTCGATCAGTCTCGCCAGCCGGTCCGGAGCGACGACGCCGTCGCCGTCGACGAACACGAGATCGCCGTCGTAAGCAAAATCGATCAGCGCGGCGGCTTCGGCCTTGCGGCGCCGCAGCACGGAAATGTGCGCGAAGGCCCGCGCGAACGCCAGCCAGCGGCGCGTCACGCGTTAGCCGCCGAG